TCATATAACAACTCGATTGGCGATCCAACCATAGAAAAACTGTTCCTGGCTAGGATTGCGTTCACAGATTTCAATGTAACGTTGCCCTTGCATGATATTAAGAACACGCACCAGGACTTTTTCGCCGTCTTTTCCACGCTTGGCCAGATAAGTTTTGAGTGCATTAAGAGTTGCTGGACCATAAATTCCGTCAACTGTTAAATCTGGCCAACCTGCTTTACCTTGATTGTTTAGTAAGTTCAAAGCTCGTTGTAAAAGAGGTTTTGCAAATCCAGTTCCACAGTTAACACCAGTATCTAAAAGTTCTTCAGCAACTGCTGAACTGATTGTATTCACTTGGTCAAAACGCGGAGCTGTCCAGTACTGCTTTTTATAAATGGCTTTGGCCACATCAAGCGGTAAATCTCGCATATTGCCCTTAAATCCGTTTGCTCGAGCAACTGCTTCAGTAATACCGTATTTAGTAGCACCTCCTCGATCGGCTGGGTTATTGACGTAGCCGCCTTCACGTTTAATTAACTCTTCAAGATATTGTTCAATGTTCATTTCACTTTTCCTTAGATAATAAAAAACCGCCCGAAGGCGGTATTAACTGTTCGTAATATCGTTTTTGGCTTTCTTAACTTCTTTAAGTACTTCAATAATCGTCTTACCTTCCTGTTTGTTAATAAAGTTAAATATCCAGCGGACTAAAGCCCAACCGGGTAAACCACAAACAAAGAAGAATCCACCAAGTGCAATCATCCCCCATATATCAGTAACCCATTCATGAAGCCCCCACTTCACAATAATGAATGAACCACCTGCCAAACTTGATACAACCGTACAGATTAAACCTACAGCCCACTCTTGTGGTGAACGCGGCATACGTGTCATTAATACAACTGCTACAACCAAGCTCGCAGCCAAAGCCACCACAATTGCAAACCCATAAAATTTTAATAATGCTGTAAAACCGCTAGTAGAAACTGGTTCCATTTATTTCTCCAGATATTTTTAGACAATAAAAAAGCACCCGAATTGGGTGCTCAAAGTTCTCTTAAGGTTTAAAGGGTTTGTAAGATTTTCCCTCCGTTAATCAATTGAGTTGTTAGAGGTGCCACCCCAACAATTGCAGGTCCACCCGGTCCCGGCTGACCTTCAGTTGTGCCATGGTATTTCCAGTTCCATGTTCCATCATTGGTAGACTTGGTACCACGTTCGCCCCAGTTTCCGCCATCCCCTGATAATGGAGATCCATAACGGTCATTTTGGGTTCGGTAACCTTTACCGGGCACTGCAGCTTCAGCATCGGTTACTTTGACAACCATAAAGTCACCATTTAAGTACCAACGCCAGTCTTGCGAGTCATTTGAAATGGGCTGTCCCGTCATGACCCGTCCAAATGGTGCACCAGCTCCACCGGGTATACCTTGGACTCCATATGTTAACTCAGTGTAAATACCGCTTGGTGTTGCGCCGCCACCAGATCCGCCTCGAGCCAGAGTTCCACCATCAATAATCAGATTTAGTTTACTGTGCCGGTTCAACAAACCGGGTGCTCCCTGATACCCATCACGGCGGGTTTTGGTAAAGTTATAATCCGGATCGGTAGACCATGCACCAAATGCCAAATGTGGCAATCCTCCATCACCACCACGTCCAACAACAGCACCTTTAATCGTCAGATTTACCACCAGATCGGGCGGGAACTCCCCTGTATCTATCGCCGGTAATTCTGAGGCAGCTGGAACGATATACTCTCGTTTTGCAGGACTAGAGTTATAGTCGAATTTATAGACAAATCTGGTTTCCGGTCGATAAGAACTTGAACTTGAAACCAGTGCACCTGCTTCAACTACAAAACTGATTTCGCCAGTCGTTGGTAAATCACCTCTTTGCATCTGATACAAACGCACCAGATTTATATCCAGCTGGTCATATCGAATGTAAATCGGTGAATCATCTACTGGCACATCAATAAAGTCCTTGTCATTGAGGTAATAACGTTCATCGTAATTAATTGCCGTAATGGTATTAGAGAACTGGTCAGCAGGTTCTCTTTTTGCAACCAGATAAGGCAATGAGCCTTTAGTATCGTCATTAACTACGGTGTAGATAGTATTCACAAAGTCATCGGGACTAAGCTTTAAGGCCCCGTTCGGTAAACGCCCTAAAACTACTTTGTTCTTGGCTGAACCCGGCGTAACGGGAATCAGGTCCACGGTACCATCCCCCATTTGCAAATAAATCACATAACTCTTGCCTGCAATGAAATCGACATCATGGCTTAGGGTGAGAATTAAACCTTCTTGCTGTACCACCTCGCCGCTTTGATGAATACCATTGCGATAATCCGCTACAGCAATCCGGTCACGTAAAACCAGTAATTCTGATTCTGGTGCCGCATCAAAGGTAATGGATTTGCGCTGGAAGCGCATCTTGTTCCAAATCCGGTATGCATTGAAATGCGCTTGCCACTTGTTTCGTACACCAACAGATTTCACCTCTTTTGGGTTTTTGGCTCCTTTATCCGGTAAATAGATATTGATACGGCTATCGTCGGTCGGATCCGTGTATTCATAGATCAGTCCGTCGTAGTCATCCATCACGCCAAAGGTCAGGTCATGCTTGTAACTATCCGGAATGATATTCCTGAAGTTAAACAGCATTACCGAGTTATCAGTTGGCCGTTCAAAATAAAGCTTGAGCTTATTGTTTTGCCGATATGCAGTACAAAACACCGCATCACAAAGATTGGTAACCAGCTCTTCAAAAGATAGATTCGTATCATCAATGGTAGTACAGAACTCAGCCGCTAGCGGCGTACCAAAATAATCAACTACATCATTATAGGTCCGATAGATGTTTTCAAGATCAATCTCATCGATCGAACGGCGGCCAATCTTGTCATCGAGTGCCATAGATACCAAAGCATCAGCAAAGCTAGACGTTGGATATAGCTCTGTTGTCATTGCCCCGTTTTTATAAGTCGGCAACATTCGCTGAAGATCAAAATTGATCTTGCGGGACTTAACAGATAAAGCTCCAGTGGTTGCATAAGTACGCGCACGAAAAACCGTTTCATGTTCATACACTGTGCTTTGTAAAGGATAAGCACCGTAAAGCGCCTGCCACTTTACTTCATCAACAACTGTTGTGACTGTCGGAGTCGGAGTTAAACGGCGTGCACGGACACTACAACGCCCCTGAAACGTGACCATATCAAGTGTTGCACCAACGGTCTGACGTGACTTTGCCGAACCTTTCAAAATGATCTGCTTCAGCATCGGATTACCAATCGCTGCACCAGATTCATTTACCGGTGTTACTTCAACTTCAATCGTGACATTAACAGCGGCCTGATTCCCACCTGAAGAAACGGTATAAAGTCCATTGGTGGCCACAAAATTACACAGCACCCGGCTACGTTCAACATTGTCCAGAATGAATGGACCAATCCATTTTTCACCTATTGAACTGATCTTTGGTGACAAAGCTGCAGTTTGTTGGTTATTTAACTCTTTAAGCTTTAACCAGTTAGCATTAACGGCCGCCGGATTTGATAACGTCATACGGTCATCAGCTACCGATAGAACGCTATAAGTACCATTTAAATCAAAAGTCTGGCCATTAAACGTGAATGAGGCATTGGTGATTTCTACGCGGTCATTACTTACAAACTTAGTGGTTAAATCTGTGTTGTTTGCCGTTGCCCGAAGAATCTCGTTTGGATATGCAAAATGAAGGTAGTTCGTACCTTCTAAAGATTGTGTATCAGCAGGACGTAAAACTTGGCCATTAACAGAAGTTTGATGCTGAACCGTTAGTGGCGGCGTGGTAATTTCGGTACCAAGCGAGAAATATGGCTCACCTGAAACAATATCTACACCTGGTCGAAAGACTTCTACCGATGCGCCAGCAATATCGACAATATTGGTTTCACCGTCATAAGCTCCATTGATTTTATAGTGTCCACGCCCAATACAGCCCACTACATGCTCAACTTCAACGTTGTTTTCATATACCTTGTAAGGTACTGCGATTAGGTCGGGAGTATTCCACCCAGCTCCATAGTTATCAGCAATACGACCATTCACCCGGATCTTGTTTTCCCGGTTAGAAAGTTCATTGTTTGCTGAAGAAGACTGGTTAGTATTTTGAGTCGTTTGTGCTATTGATGGCGTTGGCATTAAAAATGCGATCGCAATACTAATCACAATCGAAACAATAGCCGCGACCCATTTAGGGTTCTCAACTACGATAAAAGTGCCCGGTAAGAAATCAAGCTGCTTTAAGTCATATGCATTCTTTGGTGTGACTTCATTCGCAAATGAAATTTCGGCATGATCCATATTGCTTGTAGTATGAAAGATACGCACATGTTCAGGCATATGTTCATATTTTGAAGTGAGCCATTGCCCAATGGTTTGAGCCTGTTCAATTGTCTTTTCTTCAGACAAAGCGTCTTTTTTATAAATAACTTTAATCATAATAACTGACCCGATTAAACCCCATTCCCATCACAACCTCTTCAGGCAAATAAGTGACTCCGCTTTCCATGAGGTGAAGAATCTTTTGCCCACGAAAAAGCCCCACATGCGGGGGCTTATTTCTTTGTCTCGGATGGAAGGCGACTATGCAGCCTTCCTTGGGCATGGGTAGCGGATTTAAAAGTTTTAACCGTGAAGATAAAAAAGTAATTTTGCCCTTAGGCTGCATAAAGAGTTCAAGCGCTTCCGCCCGATCTATGCCGTATAGGTCCATTGCAGCTTCATGAACAAAGTGAACACAGTTGTAGTGTTCGTCATCGTATTGCTTATCAAGCAAATGATCATGACTTTTCATATAGCCCCCTTCAAACCACTAAAGCGATCCAGTGCAAAAATGTCCCCAGTTTTAGTGGTATTTAATCGTGGTGATTCAGCCTTGAATGTCACAGCTTTATGGTTCATGGCGACACTTGAGAGTTGTAGTCCGAGTAAATAAAACATTGGAGAATTCAGATTGTCTGAACTGTAAATCCGGTAATTTACTGTTGGCTTTACATCGGGATATTGGCCTTCGATTACCCGTTCAAACTCATCCGGCATTACATCACCTAAACCAGATATAGAGACTGTTAATGTCTGGTCCAGATCACCCAGCATTCCGGATCTTTGAATAGATGCTGGCAAAAATTCATAATAGACCTGACCGGATCCCTCCTTATGTTGAACATAAACACCTCGGTCATCATTACGGACTATTCGGTATGTATTCATAAAAGAAGGATGAGAAAGCTCAATACACTCCAATTGATAGACATCAACTTTCCGATTGAAAAAGAATTTGGCATATTCGTTATCCATTAGACCTCCCAATCCTTAATCAAAGCGATATCGGCAGTAAGGTTAGGCTGGTTTTGAACAACTTCGAGCTGTGCATTTACCCGGTAAAGGTTGCCATTCACTTCATTGGTCTTGAACGAGTTCGGAATGAAGTTACACAGGTATTGCTGACGAGCTCCCTGATCAATCACCAGATCCGCATAAAATGAGGCTGGCTTGTTCTGGTATACCCGCCAGAACGCCATCATTTTATTGAAATCGGTTTTACTTAAATTCCAGTTCACATCAACAATGTGGCTATTACGTTTTACATCGATGTAATAGCGACCACGACCGCCGTCCATCTGCTGACGTTTCACATCATCACCCGGTGTTACGCCATAGCCGCTGGTCTGAGGATTTAGCTTTAACTTGTACATAACTTTCCTTCAGGTAATAAAAAAACCCGCTTTCGCGGGTTCTTTTATTAAAGTTAACTTGATTAATTTTAGAAATTAATAGATATTACTTTTGAATATAAATACAAAAACATCACTTAAAATTAAATTTATTTATTAACAACCTAGCGCTTCTAATTGCTCTAAAACAATTATTGCTGCACTATCTGCTGTATCAAAATCAACTAGCTCATAATCAAAAACACAACATGCTCCAACCATTTGTTCTGGACGTAACCGCGGAACTTTACCTACATTTTCACGCTGTATCCGCATAAACTCTGGACTCAATTTTCCAATTAATTTATCAAGAATACTAGTTTGCCATTCAATGTCCTGCTCTGTTGTTTTCCAGGTATCTAAATCTAGGATTGGAAAACCGGATTGTTCAAATATACAATTAACAAAAACTGAACATGTAAGGCTATCACCTACCGTATTAGGGGTACTTAGAAAATCACCTCCTGAGATCCTAGATCCACCAAAATTTACGATTCCATAAGGAGCAGGAAAATAGAAAACTTCATTATTATTCAAATCTTTATTATGAGAAATTTGTTCAAGTTCATTAATTATATGTACAAGAGTTCTTTCTGGAATTTTTTCTAAATCAAACCAGTACATAGCATAACCGTCAGAGTCATTACGTCTTTGAAAAAAATAGGTTTCATGCCAGCCAAAATGAGCTAGTACTAATTTATTATCTTCAATAAATACAAAACCAGTATGATTTTGTTCTGATGTTACCTTTTTAATTATGACTCCAAGTTGTGAGTCTTTGGGTTTATAATTAATGTCTTTAATGAGTTGAAATTTTGCATTCATTATAAAAGCTTACTCACAACTAAAATTTATATATTTAAACCGCGATCTAAGCCATACATCTCACGTTTTGGGTTTAATCCCTCATTTATAACAACGTTCTGAGTATATAAATACATTTCTTTCCACAATGAAATTTGATTTTTATAAACATTTGTTGAGCGTAATAAAGCTATGAGAGACCATGAAGTTAAACTACTTTTATTTAACTCTTGAAAAAAATTATTTAAAAACTTAAGGTCTTCAACTTGTACAGCTTGATGCATTAATACTGTCATATATGCAGAAGCCTCTCTTCCTCTATTAGTTGCTTCTAATTTATATATTTCAAAATAATGTTTTTTATCCCACCAAAAACTATTTTTAGAATCTTTAAATATCTCAGGTGAAATAATATTATCTTTACTATCAAGTCTAAGATCATATGATTGAAAAGAACCAATGACACATAAGCATAAAAAAAACGCAAGAAAATCTGATTGATTATTTAGAAAGCTTTTAAAAAAAACACGCATTGATTCAGTATGATCAATGAAATTTTCAACGCTTTTATTTACGCGATTAGCAACTCCATTATAATTAGAAACTACAGTTGTACTACGATTTATAGAATTTAGTGTATTACTCGAAAAAGAAGGTAAACTTAATGAGCTTGAATAGGTATCAACTAACATAAGTACCTCCATTTCTTATTAATTTTTTTACTGAATCTTGTAATAATGGAATGAATTTTAAGAAATCTAATTCAGATCTATGAGAAGCATCTGTATTAACATCTATATTCATTAGAATATTTTTTTGCACTTTAGCCTTGGGAATTCCTATATTAGGATCAATCACCAATGACATTTTCTGACCATTAGAATACTGAACAACCTGATTAATTTTAATATTGTCAATAAAATATGATTTATTAGTTCTATAACTAATTTCTTCTAAATCCTCCTGCATGTTATTTAAATAAGAAACATTACTTCTTAACAAATCACAACCTATTTTTTCATTATCAACAGGTATACTAAGCTCAACAACATTACCAATACGAATAATCTTTTCATTGAGCTGATCAAAAAATACGCTAATTTTTTCGTAAAAAAAATCTACCTCTTTGATTATTTCATTGAAAGTATAAAAATTTTCATCTCTTTCAAATACTAATTGTAAATCAATTAAGCTTTGATCTTTTAAATAAACCAAATTAAATTGCTTATTACTATCAAGATTAGTAATTTCAACATATTGAATCAAACGTCCATTTTCTTCCGATTGGGTCATTTCATTAGAAATTTCAAGCCCAGTTATATTTTTCGACCATTCTTTTTTCTTAAAATTAATTTCTCCGTTAAAGAATAATACAGTACGGATACTATCAATTTGCCATTTAAATTCAGTCATGGTATGCCTAATATGATTTATATAGAATTAATCAAGGTTTGTTATACAAGTCTATTGAACAAATATATGCAATTATTACGGATGAATACACATATTTGAGGAGACTATAATCTTTATAGTTAACACTAGATTTAATTTTCCCAAGGCTATACACTCCAGAGACGAAAACACCTTCTTACTAATTAATAAGAAGGTCTCTTAGCGCGAATATTACGTTGAAATTACTACCGAAGTCAATATCGTAGTTCCGATAAGTAGTCAAGCCAGAAACTTTCATAATCTGTCTAATTCTATTACTTTAGAAAAACTACACGCCAAATAACGTCGTCTTGATAAACGTTTAAATATCTTAAATATATGAAACAAAGTGTATCGAAAGTCAGAAACACTTTGTACATATCGTTAGAAAGCAAGTCGAATACAGCGTATAGGTAGTGAAATGCCCCCCCCGTTCGGCGGCCTCACATAGTTAACGGTTACGCCTTACAGTGGTATTCTCAGTCAAAGATCGACTAATAGTTGAGTTTGGATTACCAATTTGATCACTTACAAGCTTCGGTACCGTTCTTGGAAGCTGCTTATCCATTTCATCTTTAACAATGATCCGGACTGTTTGCTCATCCAGTTGTTCGGCTTCAACTGTCGCCCCACTCACCTGATTAATCACTTCAATTTTGAAATTGATTATCGATGAAGCTGGCTCAATTGAAGGCTTAATCTCAGCTTGAGGGCGTGAAGCACGTCCTGAAGTAAAGTCCTGAACATCATCCAGATTTGAGCGATCCAGAACTAAACCATTGGATGAGAAATAGACTTTACCGTCATGGAACAGGTCAGAATTTGCCGAAGAAGCTAACTTAGGTGTGTCTCTATTACCCTTATAAATAATCTGAGTATCTTGAACCGGTTGATTAAAGATATCAGATTGCTTTTGGCTTTCTATAAAGGCATTAGAGCTCATCATTGCACGGCGCATGACACTATCAGCTGAAGCATTGTTATTGAGAAAAGCTTCAGGGTTTGCACTCTTACGCATTCTCTCAACTAAACCAACACCACCCCAACGTTTAATGTCTTCTTGGGACCATACAATCTCGCCTTTGTGCACAGCTCCAGCAACTTCATATTTCCCACCTCGACCAGTGTAGCCACCTTCAGCAAAGCCTTGATCTTTGATTGCCCGGATGTTTGCAATGATGCTTGCACCTTGTGCAATAGCACTTGCAATTAATGGGATATTTGCTGGAAAACCAACACTAGCCGCCTTTGCAATACTTTGCTGAATAGAAATACCTGCAGCTGCAATGGCATAAGCTTTATCAGCAGCAAACATGATCTTGTATGCTTTTGATTGCTCGCCAAACATTGAACCAAACATCGATGTGAGTGAACCCATCATTTGGCCACCAAATGCAATTTGAGTGTTCAAGCGATCTTGTTGATACTTATCTTCAATATCCTGAGCATTCTTTGCATATTCAGCAGCAATCTGATTACGTTGATCTTGAGCAGCTTGAATGATAGCTGTTTTCTGGTTTTCGTAATCCTGCTGCTTAATTAGTCCAGCTTCGAATTGAGCATTCAAACCATCTAAAGAGTTTTGCTCATTCAGGTCGGTAGCAGCAAATTGACTATCTGCTAAATCATTTGCAGCATTTAAACGGCTAAATCGTTCCTGATCCTGTCTGAAAAATTCTCCGGTACCATTCATATCCGCTTGGATATTACCCCAGTTTTGAACAGCATTATTCACCTTATCACGAGTCTCTTTATCCTGACTAGCTTTAGACAATCCGATTAGCTTTTGCCGCTCTTCTATAGAAAGTTTGGTATTCTTAAGAATTTCCTCCCGTTCTAGTCTGTAACGTTCCTGCATGGCCTGAGTTTCCGAAAGCAGAGATAAACGTGCCTGAAATAAACGCTGTTCCTGAGCTAGTTTTAATAACCCTAACTCTTGCTGTTTTTGCTGTTCCAGCAATTCAACAGCTTGCTTCTGCTCAGACTTACTTAATTCAATGTCATGAGCTGCATTGAACTTTTTACGGTTAAAGGACTCTTCTAGTAACTGTTCCTCAGTTTTACGAAACTCCTTATAGTCTTCCAGTTTGCTTCTAATTGCTTGTTTGGCAATAGCCACATCATTATCAGCACGGCGCTGTAGTTCTGCCTTAATTTCAGCTGTTCGTTCTGGCGAGAATCCTGCCTTATCAACGTCTTCCAATCTAACTTTTAAATTATTCTGGATCCGCTGTACTTCAGAAGCTACTTCATTTTCAAGAGAGCGCTGAGCATCTAGTTGACGTTCTAGTTGAGACTGAATGTCACCAACTGCCTTATCACTTCCCTTACTCGCACCACCTTTCACTTTGCTCTGCATCTTTGGAGATTGATGTAGAAGCTTAAGAGACACTCCATCCTCAAAGATCACTTCACTGACATAACCACCACCCTTGCTGTCATACCATGTCTTGATATCTTTCACAGCGACATTGGTCGTGATCGGTGTTCCTTCAGGCATTGAAAAATCAATACCCTTATGAAATGAAGAAGCCCCTTTAGTTGGGGCTTTTCGTGGACCATAATTAGAACTGATCTTGTAGGAAGTTAAAGGTTTTCCTCCCGCCTGTAATCGAGCCAGATGTTCATTTGAAACTTTCTGACCAGACAATGAGCCACCATATCGAACATCAAGATGTGGACCAGTACCAATACCGGATTGACCGGAAATACCGACTAGACGTTTAGTAAGTTTTTGCTGTTTAGTTAATTCATTAGTACTTTCCTTTAAGGCTTTATTTTTAGCATCAATTACCTTCTTATTTTGCTCATCTATGGATAAAATCTCCAAACCTATCTGATATAACTCATGAGAAACTTTTACTCCACTTTTTCGCGCCCAACTTGCAGTTTCTACCATTTGTTTCACTTGTTCAGGTGAGTAACCTTTAGCAAGTAAACCTTTAGTAACCAATGCTTCAAATTTTCGATCTGCCAGTGAATCGGCATATTGCTTTTGTGCATTTTTAGCTGCTAATGCGGCCTTTTCATTCTCAGTTAAGGACTTAGTGTTTTTATCAACGCCAACAATAGCATTTTCAGCCTTATTACCAGCAAGTGTTACTTCTATACCAAATAAGCTATAAGTTTGCTTGGTCTTAGCTGCAGTTTCTGCCGCTTCATCATAAGCATTCACTTGCTTAAGCAATGCCTCCATTAAATCAGAAGGAATCTTCTGATTCTTTAATTGCTCAATTGCTTCAGTATAGGAAATGGTACCAAGACGTGCTTTATTCGAAATTTCAGCTACTTTAGCATTACCTACAGCATAGTTCTGGATATTGATTAATGCTGAACCGACTGCTAATTCTTGTTTTTCCAATGCTTTGTTTTGATCATTTATTGTCGCTGCTAAATCACCTAATTTTTCCTTACGCTGTTCATCATTTAGAGCCTTGATTTCTTCCTTAGTTAATTTTGCCGCTTCAGCCTGCTCTTTTAACTTTGCTGTTGCTTCTGCAGATTTACTTGAGAAATACATATAAGTAGCAGCCAAAGCTGTTACTCCTAATGTGATCGCTCCGATTGGGCCACCAATTAAGCCCCATGCTCCACTAACTAAACTTGCCATTGAAGCGCTTTTACCCTGAGCTGCTGTGACCGCTTTCGTCGCTTTTTCTACATTATTGGATGCAAGTACATATCTGGCGCTGGCTGCACTTGCACCAAATTTTGCTTGAGTTTCGGCATTTGTTGCTCTTACATTTGCCAAATGTGCCTCAGCTTCAGCCAAGGCAGCTTTTGCACTTTCTATCGATTTTTGCTTTTGCAAATGGGAGGCCGCATTGTTAGCAACCAATGTTCCTAATTTGGTATTTAAAGCTGAAACTTGTGTTGCAATTGCTTTAGTGAGCAGTGCCGTACCGCCCAAGATGGCAACATAAGAAATTGATTCTAAATTTTCAGCTAAAAGCTGGATTGAACCTGATAATGCTTGAGCTGCACCACGTCCTTGTCCAGCTTCGCCTACAAATTTTGTTATTTCATTATTAAGTAAGGTTAGAGATTGTCCAATGGTAATATCGGTTTTAGCAAATAATGCATCTACATTATTTTGAACATTTTTAAGCGCTTTAACGATTTCTTGTGAAGTAATTTTTCCTTCAGCAGCAACTGAACGCAACTCTCCTACGGTGATCCCCATGCCTTGAGCAATAGCCTTTGCTAATGCCGGGGTTTGCTCCATTACAGAATTAAGCTCTTCACCACGCAATGTACCACTTGCTAACGCTTGTCCAAATTGAACTAAAGCTGCATCAGCAGCTTCTGCACTTGCACCACTAATTGCTACGGCTTTAGATACGGTTTCAGTTAAACGCGCAGTATCGTCCATAGTAAGGTTTAAAGTCTTAGCATTATCGCTAAAGCGTTGGTAAACCTGTAACACCGAATCCCAAGCTGAATATGTCTTTTGAGCAATTCGGAAAGTATCTTCAGTTGCTTTATTCAATTCAGCTTGATTGTTGGTAACCAACTTTAATCTATTCTGTAATCCAGTATAAGCATCCATTTTAGAGATGGCTGCACCCACAGTAACCAATCCTGCCATATAGCCTGCAAGTGCACGAGTAGCTACAGATAAGCCATCCATAGACTTCGAAGCATAGTCTCCTTTACGTTCAATACTATCCAGCTCATTGCCTAGATTGCGCGCATTACGTTCAGCATTTTGCGAATCAATAACAATGACCAATCGAGAATCTTGTGCCATTTTCTACTTTCCTCTAGGCAATAAAAAACCCCGCATTGCGGGGTTTCTCGTATCAAAAAAATTTAATCTTTAAATGTATCAAGGCAAATCATTAAAGCCTCGTTAGCAAACTCAGTTTCTGCTTCTTTCTTTTTTTCTTCAGTATTCCAAAGCGGTTGTTTATAAGCATCTTTTATAATAGCTATATAAAACCCTTTAATCTGATGATCTTTTAAGCTCTTCTCAATTCTATTAATGGGAGCAATAGCTTGTTCACCATGTTGTCTATTATGCATGATGATTTCTGCATATTTCGAAACAGATTCACAGAATTTAAGCTTTTGCGAACCGTCATCTGCTATTGCTATGCTGGTGCAACCTATTAATAAACAAAAAAGTATTTTTTTCATTAAATTACCTATTACTATGAATGAGTGTAATTTAACAGCTCACTAATCTAAAAGACACCCGTGTATACTATTCACAACCCACCCATTAAGTGTTTACACATTTCTTTCTCGTTACCTAATTGTATTAATTTAAAAGTATTGCTTGAGCCGCCAGATCCACTACTTGCTCCCCAAACTCCATATACACTTTTTTTCTTGGTAGCACTGAGAATATAAGCCTTTTCAAAATTTCCCGCACTCAATTGTCTCTCACATATTTTTTTAAAACTTATTCCAGCTTTAGTTAAAGACTTAAATGGGGAGAATTCACAATCTCTAAAACCCTCTCCAAAACATATATCCCCATCTCTTTCTGGCATAGCAGGGTAAAAAGATATTGTATCAACTCCGAACTTACCAACAGTTCCTTCAAATATTATCGCCCAAGGAATTTCATATTCTTTATGATCTAGATATTTACCCTTTACGCCTAAAACATTTACTCTCGCAATACCTTTTCTACTCGAATAATAGGTACCATCATCCAATTTAGTTTCGATATATGATTTATCAATCCAAATCACATTAGGATCATTAGCCCGATAATTCCAAGAAAAATTTTGATCATCCTTGTTTGGCATGAATTTAAAAATTAACTGGCCTAGCTCTTGTTGTTTTAATTTTAAGAGAGCTGGATATTGGACAGTAACATCTGCACTATTAGCAACCATAAATGGACCTAAGGCTAAGAATCCAAATAAAATAATCTTTTTCATATAAAATGAACCCAATATCAACACCTTAAAATTAGCTAATAATCCAAATAAAAATTATTAAAGCTATAAATAAAATAACTCCACTGATTATCCATTCAGATTTAGGGTAACCCCATACATTATCTGGATTATTAAAATCAGGTTCTCTTCTAGGTGTTGTTTTCTTAGTATGACTAGAGAACTTAGAATAAGATAAGCCAGTACCTGGAATACCTACTGTTGTGCGAGTACCCTTCTTACTTACATTTACACGTGCACCTTTCCCACCCAAAGAAACACTTGATAGCCCTTTTTTACTAACATTGACACGGATTCCAGGAGCAATTTTTATACTTTTTCTAAAATTCAATCCCATCACATCACCTATCTAGAGCAGATCTTTTTAGAAGCACTGATGGAACCATCATTACAAACAAACTTACTACCATCGCAATGACTTACCCCACCTTTCTTACCAGAGCACGGTTGTCTGCCTCTACCTGCTTCCGCAACACTTAATGAGCTTAAAACTAATAAAAGACTTAAAATGACTTGTTTCATGGTTTTTTACCGTTTGTTATAAAGTGTACTAACTTTAACAAACTGGTTACTAAATGTCACATAAGTAAAAACCACCCGAAGGTGGTTTTCGTAACAGTTAAAAATATCGACTTTATCAAATCCCTTTTTAACCTTATCAACAAACTAATATATTTTTTAATCTTTATTTATCTCATCATAAAGATTTTGTGCCGCATCAATCATAGCTGTAATATTTCCTGTAGAAGCTGCAATATAGAGTGAACCTCCAAATGCAACTGCCTTTGTAGCTATCGCAATGGCTTGTTTTACACTATTTATCTTATCAGCAGATTCTTTCATTGAATCCGTACAATTTTTCAATATTTGAATATCTGAATCTAAAAGCTTTATTTTTAATATTACCGATTGTGCATTCAGATCACTAGAGGTATTAAATAGAGTCCATTGTTTAGCCTCAAGATCATTTCTCTGAACAGGGGTTAAATTATTCCAATTATCATATCTAAAGTTTCCGAGTGTAACGGATAGATCATGAAATGATTTAGAAAGTTCATAGACTTCATCTGGTGAAAGTTCATTGCTCATTTTATTATCTCCTATTATTTATCTGCAAAAGCTTCTTTGACATCCTTAATAACTGGTTTAGAGGTATCAACGAAATTCCTGACTATCGCGTATACTTCTTTACTTGAAAGCTCATTAGCATCTTCTTTAAGCTTGTGGTGTGTTTCTCCAATATTTCGAATATTTTTTGCTAAAGATATTGCTGCCGCTTGCTTGGCTTCTAAATCAGAACGTTGTTGCCACTGTGTTTTTGAATAAGCCTCCCATTCTAAAGGCTTAGCGTCTCTTTCAATTATTTCAACTCTTTTATATGCATCTTCCCAAGCGGATATCTCATATGAAATTGCCTGAACATAGTTCTGTTCAATAATATCCGCCAGTGCGTTGCTAACGCTTATTACCGAGTCATCACTTTCTTTAATGAATTTGACTATTTCTTTTTGTTGATAAGTTTTTGTAACTGCATTTGCTATCAACGATGATAAGTTTCCAACTGCTTTTATTTTAGGTTCATCTGCTACCTTAAGCTTTATTAATTCTCCTTTAAGGTCATCAGTTTGAGTGTTATAACTTGCAAGTTCATCTGACGCCAATGCCCCTAAAGCGGCTCCATAAGCATCAAGGACTGAGGCAACAATTAAAATGGATTTAGAAGCCTCTTGTTCAGAATTACACTTACTGTAAGCTTTCAATGGCTTATAACTATTTGCACGAAGGCAAGAAGTTTGAAAATCTTTAGCGATTGGTTTAACGGATTCTATTGTTGTTCGAGAATAGGTTGAGTAATTTTTAACAGACTCCATTGAAACACACCCTGAAAGTACCAGTAATGTGCCTACAAAAAATAATTTATGTCCAATTTCTTTCATCGCCTTTCTCCTGTCCATCAGGAAGTATTTAACTATTACTTTTAAAGCTTGTTTGAAAGGTATTTTTTACTTTGCTTTTATTTTCCTGTTTTTAATCCTTCTATTTAATAAACTCCTTGCCAATATATTCGTCAATTACAATCTGATAGGTATTTAGACTTTTTTTCTATGATTTAGAATAACTTAAATATGATTGGTGATTGTTAAAAAAACCACCCGAAGGTGGTCGTATTATTCAAGCTATGCATGTAAAAGTTTCTCTGCACCAGCTGCTAAAAAAGCTGAACGGGTTTTAAATCTTTTATCTTTACCTACATTATCATCAATTTTCCGGATTAATCTGCTGGGTAAAGTCACATTTATTTTTTCTGGTTTACCGAGATAACGACTTACATCGATCTCGGTAACAGCCCAAATCATTCCTTTATAGGCTGGATCATCGATATATGTACTTAAATCGGATGCTTCAGGAATTTCTTCACCATCTTCAGCCAGAATTTCTAAATGACCTGAAATAGCTTCTTTAACATTCTCAATAGCTTCTTCAAGTGTATCACCCGCACTAAAACAACCAGGTATATCAGGAACTGTGACACCAAATGCCTCGTTATCTGATCCCCGTTCAATTGCAATTGGATATAACATCTCAACACTCCATGCCCTTGGCATATGACACATATCGCCCACTGCGTTATGGTAAGTTGCAAAGGGCAAGGTATTTAAAGTCGGGAAACAACGGGTCAATTTAGACCCGCTTGCTTCAAAATGCTTTTAACAGTTCCGTTTGGTAAATCCTTTTTAGGATGAGGGATTGTTACTAACCCCTTTTTGGTTGGGTGCTTGAAGTGATGATGACTTCCTGTAACCCTAACCTCGTACCAACCGTCTGCTTCAATCATTTTGATTAAATCCAGACTTTTCACACCATTCCCTTATTAACTTGTTGAGGCAATTATAACCCCAGAGTTATTTATAGTAAATAACCCTAGAGTTATTTTTTGTTTTGTTTTGAGTTTATTTTTTTGTGTGATTCCTCAATAAATAGATTGTCCAGAGCAAAAATACAGTCATTAAAAATATGAGCAGCCACGGGCAAATCATTATGCTCAGCATATACATTGATTGCCTGCTGGTCTAATGATAACGGGATGCCCTGCTCATAACGCCTAGATCTGCAAATAGTGCTAAATGCCGAAAGAATAGATTCAGCCGCATACGAATATTCTGGTGGATCCGGAATACGACCACCTAAGAATTTGATTTGTTCGATTTCGTGCGGCGTTTTCGACGCATACGTTTTTTGGTATTTGTAGAGCTCAATGACTTTCCCAGAATTAAAGCCTTGTCCTTGTCGGCTTCTTCTTGAATCTTCTGGGCCTGCTCTTTAATGAACAACCAGATTTGAATGCCGATATCACCCATATTCAATAATTTCGAAGCATTCTCAGGTGTATAAGGTTTTTCGGACTCCACTGTTTTACCGGCTACGATTTCGGCAAATACCACGCCCTTCCAGTCTTCAATTAAATGAGCAGCACAGGCATCCATCAACAGCTCATGGTAGAGCTTAGCGTTTTCATCTTTGACCATTACATCATAACCCTTAGAGGAGATCTGGTTACCTGCTCGCTCTATTGCTACCTGAAAGGGTTTATACGCGACACCCCGGACTTTGAACTCTGCCAATACCTGTCCATCAGTTCCTTTATATTCACACCACTTAGAAACATCCGAGCTTTTAATAATTCCGACTTTTAAAGCCATAGCAACCTCTAATTTTTAGAAATAAAAAAGCCCATGGGATTCCATAGGCTTTGTTATTGATTAAGTTGATTACACAAGAGCACGTACAATCGTTGGACTAGTACGCACTTGGGCAAAATTGATATCTATTGTAATGATGTCATCGCCACCACCATCCGGGTGATTTGCTTCCTTAACTTCAAGTTGCGGGAAGTTAAACGAGTACTTACTGCCTTTGCTGTCTGTAATATCAAAGGTCAATGTAAATACATCACGGGTTTTAATGGCATCTATCCAAGCAGCAGATGTTGCTGAAAACATGAAATTGGCATTTACACCAATATCCATCATTTTTTCTAAGTAGAACTCAGGCGTGTACTTGCCCGAACCGATACAACGGATCGCTTCCAGATTATTACTAAAGTTGATGGTGAGTGTCTGCAGACAAGCTTTACCTTGAATTGACTGACCATTAATAAGTAGCTTTTCAACGTTCGGCATACTCACCAGAGGGCGAGTCGATGCTGGAATAGGATTGGTAACAGGATTAACCTGCTGTCGCGTAAATGAGTTACCTACAAGACCAAAGTTACCGGTGATTTTGCCTGTGGTCTGGATCGTCATTTCACCTGTATTCACTTGAATACCGCGATAAATAAAGACTTGACCAATATCTTCAAAGACTTTTACTAAGGTAAGTGACTTACGGACTCCACCACCAAAACTTAAAGCATTACCAGCCCAGTTGTTGAATGCTAGAACATTTAAGAATAAGTCAAAGGTACCTAGAGATAATTCAAACTCTAGTTGACCAGTTACTTCGGCTTCCGTTACTACAGCACCTTGGCGAAAACGTGAATCAACTACTTCACTGCTATCTTCAGTAGTAACGTTTTCAGTCAAACTATCAGTAACACGGCGAACAGTGTACCAGACTGGATTTGCCGGAGTAGTTCCTAAAACTGCTTCCTCACAAGCATATAATCGAATTTTTGCGCCTGAACTCATTTATGGTTCTCCAAAATTTAGGCATAAAAAACCCGCTTCATCAGCGGGCAGTTATAAAAAATGGGCATAAAAAACCCGCTAAATTTGCGGGTTTTTAATATGTTGCATCTGTGTCGGAGATCTCTGGCGGTTCCACACCATTCAAGGCTGCAGCTACTGCCTGAGATAATTTAGTCGGCTGGAACTCCAATGGTGTTTCACTCAACGGTTCTTCAGGCTCTGGTTCGGGTTCTTCATGCAATCGAATATCAATCCAGCGAGTTTCTGGAATATCTACAGGATTATCGAAATCAGGAATAATTGAGGCTGTTTCGATATCAAATTTTTTCTTGTAGGTTTTTACTGCAATATCCCCATCTTCATGCTGCTCATATGACACAGCAACAAGAACATTACCGTTAGCATCTTTAGGCATTTCAATGTACCAGCCCTCTTTAGCAAATCCGAGAGAACCTTTTATCAGGTAGTCACCTGTACCTAACTTTTCAAAGTTAATCGGCTGTTTTGAGGCATCTTCATTGAGTTCAAGTGAATCAGCAAATAGTCTTGCAATCGGTGAAGCTGCCTTGTAAACCCCGTTCGAATCAACAGTGAACCCCTTGGAGCGAAGTTCGCCAGAAGTCTCAACAGTAACCAATTTGCCGCTGGTCGCGCTGTTATCGGTCGTATAAACGATATTGTTCTTGCTCGTATAAACGATTTGCTCTGCTTTACTTAAAGTGTCAGTGGATGGCACATAATTCCATGCAATTACAGCCATACAATTGGCGCGTGTTGAGGTGTAATATGGTAAAAATAACTCCGTACCTGTAAATTCTCCACGAGTAACCACGATAGAAGGTGCATAAGCAGCTATATAGGGATTTGTATAAATACTAGTGGGTGCATTCTTAAAACGAGTCTTTTGTCCCCCTGCTTTATAACCAGCATCAATATCATTTCCGGCTTCTGAAGTTGGAGATCCACCATAACCTAAGTTAGATAAACCATAAGAACCATAAGCTGCTACATTACCGCTTTCTACTCCAACACCTCTTGTTGCCGCTGCACCTAAGCCCGTAACTTGAGTCCAGTCTGGAGTGAGGTTTGGAATGCCCGAAGCAAAAGGCAGCATAAATTGCCGCTTACCTTGAGATGAGTTATAAACAAAAGGTCGGTGGTCCCAACTAAATCTAAATAAAAGATTTGCCATTATGCAGTCACCCCGTCAATTACCTGAAAAGTCAAAGTTTCTGTATGCTGAGTAGTACCGCTCACCACAGCTTTGATATCCATCTGACACAGACCCAAAGGCCACGCTGCAGTACTTGCACCTGATTTCACATTCAGCCACCCCTTTTGAGTACTCTGATTTAATACTGCACAAGTCAAGGTTGCTACGGCGGTTCCATCCAAAGTTTTAACTTGAGAAGTAAAGGTATATCCCGTTAAATCAATCGCTCGACGCACATCATTGGCTGGATATTGCAGCGCGTCATCCATATCAACGAGCTGCAAATTTAAGTTGAATGTGTCACCACGCTTAAAAACAAAATTGCTCATAAGTGATTCCTATAGACATAAAAAAACCACCGATGAGGTGGTAGTGAATAAGGCATAAAAAAAACCGCTTCTTAGCGGTCATTTAATTAAAGTAATTTAAGGTTTGTAATCTAAATCAACACTTACTCCAGTAACTACATTATGTTTAGTTCCACCAAGACTATTCACATTGGCCAAACGTATATTCACATCGGAAACACATAGCTTGTTTTCGCTTTGCCACTTCTTAAGTTCAACAGACATAACATCTTCAAGATGTCTTTCCAGTTCTTGCCGTTTAATTTCGATTTCTTCTAAAGTCAGCATACATGACATATCAATTCACCTTAAACCCAATGCTCACATTATACTGAATGAAGTCAGCATCTTGCCCGACAAAAATTGATTGTCCTTCTAAACATTCTAGATGATCGATTGAGTAATATTCAAAATGGGCAAGCCAAGCATCACACAGTTTTGTGATTTCCATTATTCCTGAATTGGGACGTGAAAAGCATTGAATCATGATATTACCGGTACGGCGTGTACAAGGACTATCAGCAATGCCTGAAATAAAGCTCGGCCCACCTGCAATCGTTAAACGGCACCATAAACCTTCTTTAGGCACCGTAAAGCCTGGTGCATTTGGATACTGAATCCGTTCCTGAGCAATACCCGTAAAGCTTTGCATGCGATCAATAATAGCTTGCCTTGTCTGCTCTAAAGTCATTGCCATTTTAGCCACCGTACTTTTGAGAAATAAAGTTAAACGTGAGGCCATAAATACCTTGTGGCGCTTGATCAGACCAGCCGTTTTCTAAGCGTTCAGCATATGGCTTATTGTTTTGTATGTAGACCAAATTACCCAGCTTAAACTTAACGGCTTGAAGAGCTGCATCCTGCACCGCATTAGTTTCAGGTCCACGTACACCATAGTCACCAGATCCAATTGAGACGATATGAGAAGCACGATAAGCGCCAGTATCAACAGGACTTGAAACAACTAAAGATTGAACAGCATCCATTGTAATTTTCTTTACCTTTTCCTCTGCCGTTTTAGCCACATCAAAACTAAAATCAGTTGGCTTTTTCCCCTTCCATCCCATAAATTTCCCCATAAAAAAACCGCCAAAATGGCGGTTATATCTCAATCAGGTTTCACTTCAGCCAATAGCTTCCCTAGCTTTTCAGCAAGATCATTCATATCTGGAACGTTACCACTCTTCAGATCACTCATAAATTCATTGATAGCATTTAGTAAAGCAAATTGAAGAAAACGTGTAGTATTAACTACAAAATAATCGGGTGAGTTAAATTCTGTATTCACGTCATTTAGATGATTTAAATTATCCACAAACCATAGTTGCCGAGAAACTTTCTTATTAACTATATCTCGTGAAATAGAAGAATGATTATGAAGCATACCATTTCGTGATGCCCAAATTTCTTCTGCAGTTATTTCTGGATAATGTTTAATAAAATACTTATTCAACCAATTTTTAAAATAAATATTTACTTGGGTTTCTGAAACACTAATTAACCATGCTAATTGATCAATGAGAATATATGTACAATATTTAGCTTGAGAGAAACATCTATTTTTATATAAAAGCTTTATTCCATTTAAAGATTCTTGGATATGACTTTCTAGATTATCTAAATTAGGTTGTTTTGACATATTTACTCTACGTTATTAGAAATTTACAAATATAAAATACCAAATAACTATAAAAAATGAATCAAACTTTTCTCAACTGGCATTTCCAAATAGTTGAGGCAGGGTCTTGCTGTATATGAATAACTCGAAATGAGCCTAAGGCTGTTAGCCATTCATCTTCAATTTTAGGTGTCATGGACACTTCATTTTGAAGCACGGTAGCCTTCTTATCTGTGGCCAGTACTCCAAGCGTCTGAATCTCATATTGACTGTATGAGCCAAACAGAACGCCACGACCAGAATAGTTTTCTTTAACTTCGACATACGTTTCAGTTTTAGGATCCCAATCTTTTCTTGAGATCCGCTCACAAGTAAATGAATGAACGGCGTCCGCTAAATCTTCATTAAATGCTTCATCAATATCTGCCTGAATTTCATCACGTAAGCCCATTAGATTTTCCTGACAAAAAAGACGGATTTCCGTTTGCAATACGGTTTTATCAAATCAAGAATGAATTGCTCGATTGCACTAAGCTTTACTGATCCGTCCTGATATTCCTTTTCGGTCTCAACCGTATCAGCTTTGACTTTCTTACGTTTTAGTGCCTGTTCTTGCCCTTGATATAGATCACCTTTAATAATGCCCTTGATGATTTGATAGGAGGCCATTTTTAAAGGTTCAGGTACTTGGGTAGCATCTTCATAAGGCTTAACGTTACGTGCTAATAGATAAGCTTCTGACATCTGAAGGTATTGAGCCTTATCACTAGCAGATAAAGCATCAAAGCCTTCAACATGTTCTATCGCTTCTTGTTCAGTGATAAAGCTCATGAATTATTCCTTTGGAATTAATGCTAAAAGTTCATCTTTTTTAGCACCTGCTTCAAATGCAATGCCTTTTTCAGTTAGTACAGCTCGAAGCTCATCTACTTTTAGACCAGCATAGTTAATTGGTTGTGGTTGAGTATCACTTGGTTTTTGGTCATTTTCAGGTGTTTGACCACCTTCACCTGATTCAAGTTCAGCAATACGTGCTTTCATTGCTTCGGTATCATTTTGAAAGGCAATAAATTCGCCCTTTACTGTTGCCAGTTGTTCTTCGAGTTCAGCAATTTTTGTTTCTGTCATTTGTTGTCTTTCCCGTGCACGGTTAAATGATGAAAGTCCCATATGTGGATCTCCAAAAAGATAAGGCGGTGTTACCCGCCTTTTTGTTATTTGATCTTGTGCTTGAATGCCACAATACGGATCTGTTTAGGATCGTAGACACGTTCCCAGTTACCGGCTGTAGCAAGACCGGCATTATTAGGTGCAATACCTGTATCACCTGCCCATTTAATGCCACGAGGATGTAGCACAAAGTGACGGCGGTTAATAAGAATGTCAGTACCAGCAAGACTATCACGGTCTGTTTCTACACCAACCGGTGCACCAATATCTTGGAAACCAATTGCTCCTTGACCAAACAGGAATGAAGTAAAGACATCACCCTCCACTGGCATACCATCATCAACGATCACACGACGGTCCATAAAGGTTTTGTAGAGAACCACACCATCAGCATCTCGAACAGTTTCAATTAAGCCTTGCTTAGCTAAAGCAGCCATGGTTGCCGAGTGCATTGCAATAGCCGTTAATTTATCTACGGCATCACCCAACTTATAAGAAGCATCAACAAAAGATACGCCATCAATTACAGCTGCAGCTCCAGTTCCTGCCGAAATATCATGGGTATTACCTGCCATGCTGGCCGCCCCGAATACACCTTTGAGGGTATTTACGGTAAAACCTTGAAACTCACGCGACCAGTAATCTGCCACCAGATCACCAACCGCACCAAGTGGATCGTCACCAGATAATGCTTTAGCCAAATCATTAGCGCCCCATGCTTTACCACGTGCATGAAGAATCGCAATATCCTTGCCTGAAGTGATGTTATTTACAGATAAAGGTTTTGAATCTGAAAGTACTTCTGACTCACCGCTTAAATCATTCCAGAATGGGATATTTACAGTAGTACCACCCTCTGTTCCGAAAGCTACATCTACATCTAAATCCCCAACAATGCCAGACTGCCATAATGCAGACTTTTCGGCAGTTTTATTTAATACGTACGGAGTGAATAACTCGGGTACGATTACATCAGCAATTTTTGTATCGCCCATTAGGCTTTACTCCTTAAAGTTTAATACCGTGTTTTGCCGCTAGCTCTTTAGCTAGTTGCGGGTTTTCATTTCGTAATTGCGCCAATTTGGTCATATTTACCGAGCCATCTGCTTTGAGAATGTCTGGCTGACCTTTTGAATTGTTACTACCTGGTGCGCCCATACCATTTGGTTTAGGCCAGTAATACGGTTTTTGCTCGCGTAGAGATTCAACCCATTCTTTTGGGGTCATCGGTGTCTGGCCGTCTTTACCAATGACTACTTCCCCGTTTTCATCAACTGCCACAGCTTTGCCGTTTTCATCTAATGCAAATTTTGACTGAGCTAAAAAGGCGATATCAGGGGTCGCTTCTGGCAATGCTTCAAGTTCAATTGCAGCCTGCACAATTTGGCTTTGAATCACTGATTGCTTGAACTTTTGAGCATAAGTTTCGGCTTTATCAGCACGTTCTTTTTCGGCTTTCAGTAACTTTTCATGTTCTTCACGCATCTTCTCGGTGCGCTTTTGAATCACTTCATTAACTTTGCCGTCTGCGATTAATTTGGCCTCTTCATCTTGGTCAAGTTGGGCAAAGACTTTCTTAACAATTTCAGGATCAATTCCCTCAAATTGTTTTTGAAGTTCCTGAAGTTGTCGATTTGCAGTTCTTGCAGCCTCACGCTCGCTTTGAAGTGCAGATTTCAAACCTTTTGGATCTTCATAGCCTTCTAGATCAAGGCGAAACTTCCCGTTTTCCTCGACATATAAAGCTCGGTGTTCTTCTTTGATTGCATCAAGTGAATCAACAATAAATGGCAATGACATGTTCAAACCTCTCGTTTGATTTGGGTAAAGCCTTATCTCAAGGCATTAAAAAAGCGCCCCTAAGGACGCTAAATTTCGATTGAAAACTTAGTAATTTGTTGCAAATAAACGGTAGCCTTCTAGCTCCCAAAGTTTATTTTCAGCTGACTATTCTGCATTTCCACGAGCCATACGCTCACCAATTTCAGCATCAAAGTTTTCAGCATTCACACATGCACTAAAACCCGTTGCTAAGAAAAACTTTCCATCTAAAAATGCATGGACAAAAGTAGATGTCGTGCCACCGGGGCGTTGCTCAACCGTATATGTAACACGCTCCATCAATGAATCAATTTGCGCTTTAGTTACTCGGGGTGCCACAGACTTTTCAGCTAACTCTTGCTCTGTTACTTCTTTGATCATTTTCTTCTCACAAAAAAAGCACCCGAAGGTGCTAAGGTTAAAAATTAAGTTCTAATTGATGAGTGCAATTGCTTTTAATCTTTCAAAAGTAAAACCATAAATTGCCATGGCTCTTGAAATCTTAATTTGAAGAAATGGCACCAGAATTAATTTTGTGCTCAGAATATATTGAGCATCTGACATAGTGATTTGCTTTTCAGACATTTGTAATACCTTTCGCTACATTTCCTTTGTTTGATTTGGCCTTGGTGCATCACTCACTAAGCGAACACCATGAGCACCATATGCTTCAAAAGTTACAGTAATTGTTGCGGGTCCATTTAAGGCATCAGAATTCATCTGTACTGCTCTCTGTCCAGCTAGAGGTTGTCCAGTTTCTTCATCACAAATAACCAGATAACCTTTCAAAGTAGGGTGACGCTTTAGCACTAAATGTCTTGACTCACTCATAAGCCCAACTCCTTAAAGGTTTGCTCATCCAACTTTCGAAGTTGGTCCAATATGTATAACCGCCCCTCTGGATCGAAGAACTTATCAAAATCAAATTTTCCTTCCTTATAGAGCTTGTAACGTTTCGGCCCCAACCATTCTCTTTGAAAGAAATCATCTGTCTTCTTGAAGAACTCTCTAAACGTAGTATTGGCATCTAGCTGCCCTATTAACTGGCTACGCTCTTCTTTCGGGATGTCTTTAACTCGACGTTCATCCATTACAAATGGACGTTCGCCAACAAGTTGGCCGTCTTTCTCGACTGGTACCAAAATACTTCGGCAATTAGGATGCAACGGCGGTACACGCTTTGCTGGATCGTTAATCTCCCATACGGAACCATCAAGAGTTGCACAAAGTTTTGAAGTTCTTCCGTCTAAAGTTGCTACCAGTCTTACGTATTCAAAGCCAATCTGGTTAAAGCTATTTAGATATGCTTGATTGGCCACATGACTACGAACTGTCCTCACTGTACGATCGATATCAGTCTTAGAGCTACTTAAAAGCCCATCCTCATAATTAAGCCGTTTGGTACCACGAATGCGCTGAACTATTTCCTGATTTGTTTTACCTGAGTTGATACCATCCCGAATTGCATACTCAACCTTTTGACGGGCATTTTCAGCAATTCTGGATAGCAGATCATCAACAAGAGCCCCACCTACCAATGGTATTTTTTTAGCTGCGGCATATAGCTTTTCACCATTTGGCTTTTTGATCTTGCCACCATATAGCTTCGCCGTGTAATTGGCTTCATAAACAGCCAAGGCAGTAGCAGAAACAGCGAAAGCTTCAGGTAATGCAATATTTAGTCCTATAAACCACTGAGCAATCAGATCACGAACTTCCTTCAGATTAGCTGTAGTGTACTGCCCACTTGCTAGAGCCATCTTTTCAGAATCATTTAATTCATCAAGCAAATCCCGAAGCTTTGCCAACATTAATGCTGACTCATCATTAAAGATTTTTAATAGCTCATTAACAGATTGAGAAGACACCCGATATAAATACGCCTGATGTTGGGTAAGTACTTCAATCAATGATTTATCTTCTTTTGAAGCCATACATCACCTCTACAAAGGAGTGTTATCACGCTCTATTTCTACCCGCTTCACTTCTTCCTGATAGTCGTGAGCTGGTAATTTACCTGTCATCAGGTATTCCCAATATGTGCGGAAAGAGTTTTTCCCTGAAATAGCACCCTCATAAAGCTGTTTTGCAAGATTAATATCCGTGACCTGCACAATAAACTCAGGTTCAACCGTAAATGAATATTTTGTCGAATCCAGCTTTAACCACTGCGCTGCATACTTAATGGCTTGTTCAATTGCTGCAGCTGCACACATCACGATACTGTGAAGACTTGCCTGCTGGTCATCCTGACGTGCACGGCGTGCCTCACCTGATTCTTGTGTATTGGTATCGACTACCTTGGCACCAGCCTCTAATGCTGCATTTTTCTGCGCATCCATTTCCTTTTTAGTGAGTTCAATGCCGCTACCTGAAATTTCCAAATAACCACATTGTGAATTTGGAGGAAGACTCCAGACAGCCATAACACCAGTAACGCTAATATCTTCATCACCCTCAAGTCCATTAATCCAAGGCTGCGGATGAGCTGTATGGTGAAGTGACTGGTAATAATCTGCACTAAGTTGGTAATACTTCAGAGCAGCCTTGGCCATTGTCAAAAGCGGTATGGTACCTACATCTGGGGAATTACTAGTGGCACCGCAGAAAACAAATGGTGTGAAAGAAAGTTGATTACCGCCGAGATCAGGAGTTTTATCCTCCACATTTGAACCATCGAACAATCGGACCGCTAATGCTCCATCATCCATAGATAGAACGCGGTGAACCGTTTTAGTTTCGTGCCCGAATTCATCTTCACTATTATCAAATTGCTCCTCGAGCACTAACAGTTTTAAATCCTTTCGACCACCGATACTGTTTTCCTTCCAGTTGATAATAGATAACGCATCATATAAGGCGAAATATGGCACTCCTTTAGCATCAACATCAACAAGCAGCCCACAGCGCCCAAACTCTAGCAACTCTGAACAAATGCGAATAAAGAGCTGTTTAAGCCCAAAACCGTCATTTGTTGCATTCTCTATCAATCCTTTAAGTAGAGAACTTTCAATCACAATATTCGGCTCAAGCTTTGAAACTAACCCGATCATTGTGCGTAATGCGTCCTGAACCCATAGCGGATACTGAGCTCGACTTAGATAGGCCTTATAAATCTCTCCAGTCGTATCACCTTGCTTTTCAGCCTCAATCATTCCGGCCGATTTAGCTAGGTACTTAGTTTGTGCCTGTTTAATCTGCTCTTCACCAGCAACGGCGTCTCGCATAATTAACCAACTTTTTTGTGCAGCAATATACTGCGGATGTTTATCAGTAACTGCCATAAAAACACCAATAAAAAAGCACCTAAAAAGGTGCGTTGTTTAACGAGAAAAACCAGCGATTGTGCGCCGTTTAAATACTTTCTGAATGATGATCGGAAAACGTTTAGCTAATGGATATCCACCAGCATCGCCAACGTGGTCCAAACCAGCGCTTTTATCTGGCATTCCAAAATCATCATAGACTTGCTGTTCTAAAGTAGCCGTAAAGTTAGGACACTTATTTGTGTTCACTTTTAAGTGTCGTTCACCCTCGGCATTTAGGATTTGTGCATTAACAGCAGTAATACGATCTTTAATTCCGGGATTCACACCATTCACTTCAACTTTGAATCCATTTTTCTTTAAGATTGCATGATCTGATTCACTGAAGTTCTTTGAAGATGTTGCCTGACCTGAAGCATCTGGAATCACGGTAATATCGTGATCTGGAAAGCGCTCATTAATCAATTGACACATCGTCGGTGTATCTCTCACCCCAACCAGTTCATCTAAAGCTCTTGGCTTTCCTTCTCTAATGACATAAACCACAGCAGCCATTTTAAGCACGTTAAAATCCATACCAATGAGTAAAGGCTCACCTTTCTTAATTTCTTCATCCGTGTGGTTTAGAACTCGATCAAAGTCGGGGTAAACAGCACCGCTGGTTAAGTTGACAAACTGCCCCCTTAAGTAAGCTGAAATCAGTTGTGGAGGATAAGACTCATAAAGTGATGATATGTAGTCTTCTGGAAGATTAGCTTCATTGTCATAAGTTGAAGCTTGAATCATTCCATAGAGTTTACGCTTAGCCTCGGATTTATTTGCCTCTTTAACAAATTGCTCGTATGTAAACTTAAAACCTTCAGGAGTTGTGGCCACATCAATACCGTTGAGCAAACCAGCTTGCTTGTAACGCATACGTGCAATGATCTTACGCCAAGCTTGTTGTGCCTTGACCTTGGCCATGACATCAAGCTCATCAATCAGGGCATGGCCAATTTTAAAACCAACAATTGTTGCTGGTTTCTCCATAGATCGGCAAATGATTGTGGTTCGATATTGCCGACCATAATAGATATCAACCTCTTTATTGGTTTCATAAACCTTAGTTTTAAGTCCCCAATCGGAAGCAACCTCTTCAATAGTTGGAAAGAAAATGTCGCGAATCTGCGGGTAAGTTGGAGCAAAATAACCCAAAGGTACTTTTGGGAATTCCCAAGCTTTGTTGCATAAACTGGAGCAGCCAACCCAAGTCTTTCCCGATCCAAAGCCAGCGACAAATGCGCGGAACTTCTTTTCCATCTGCAAAAAATTAGCCTGAGGTACATTCAGCGTCGGATTGATGTTCGGCATCTTTTTTACTCGCATCCACAACTTGAATAGTTACCTTGACTGGTGTTGGATCTTCATCACCTCCACCTTCTCTCAACTTTTCAATCTCAAGCTGTTTTAACTCAAGATTTAATAACATCAGGTCATAACCCTGCATTTCTTCACGAACCTGTTTAATAACCCCTTGCTTCATAAGCCTGTTGTTCTTCCAGTCTTCATAGATCTTCTGAAGCTCTTTGAGTCGGTAAGCTTTATTAGCTAAAGGGATGTCATAAACATTCTTTTGAAAATCTGCTCTGGTTTTATTAAACAAAGTAGTAAGTTTCTTACTTAAGTTTTTCCCTGCTGGCTTTGTTGGATCATAGGCCGCTACTTGTTGCCTTGGAATTTCGACTCCAAATTCTTGTTTTACAGCATCCGCAACCTGCTGAGGGGTATCAAAGCAAGCAAGAGACTGAACTATAAAGATTTTTATAGGCTCTTTAAGTGTTGCCATAATTGCCCCTTCGTAAAACTACGTAAAACAAAATAGGCAAAAAAAAGAGCCATTCGGCTCAGTTGATTACGCAGTTTCCGCAGCATTTTGAAATATCTAGATTTGAAACAAACGGCGGATTCTTCGCAACCTCAACAAGACGTTTAACGCTCTTACTTGCTCCCCACCGTTTAGTTACACCAATAAACTCTTCGACATCGTGACCAGCTAAATAATGTTTTGGTAACCCTGTTGAACTACTAAAGATCATCTCACCGTTTTCATCACGTTCTGCGCCTATATGGTAAAGCTCATGCTCAAGCAAAGCACAAAACTCACGATCATTTGCTTTGTCGCAAAATGTAGCATCAATAGTGATTAAGTAAGTTGGAACAAAGCCGAACCAGTCTCGCATCTGTTGCTCTTGTCTAGCTTTGCGCCAGCCACCAACATTGAACATGACTTTTTCGCACTGGCCTAACACCATAGCTTGCTTGCTTTTATATGCAGAAGAGGCCCAAGCAAATGCTAAAAATTCTTCATTATCGTGAAGCAGCTCAGCTATGTGATCATGATCGGGATTATAAAGAGATCCACCAATAGTTAAGTAATTAGCAACCACCCATTTTTTTAAGTCCGGTGCTGGTGTTAGTCTAATTGCTTCCTCTTCTTCAGCTTGATCAATAAAATCAGTCGGTGGAAATGGTCTGATCTGCTCCATCTTCAATTCTCGCTAATTCACTTTTTATCCAGTTGATGACATATCCCGACAAAATAGAATCTGGATGAAAGCGCTCTATTTTGTAACCCATCTCTTCAGCATGATCATATCGATTAAGACTCCATGCTTTATTTGACAGCTTTCCACCACGCCCACCAGACCAGGGACCACCCTCAATTTCAATGAGCAAACGCAATTTCACTATATGAAAATCAAAGCGCCAGTGTTTGGTATGGATCGGCTGAAACTTACTTTCAAATCCAATCGCCAAATCCTCAAGCTCTTCCTTAAGTGTTGCCTCAGCCTCGAGATATTTTTGCTTCGCCTTAGGCAATGGCCGGCTTTTAGGTTTAGTTTTAGGTTCTTTTTTCCGAGTAAGCCAAAAGTATTCTGTAGAATCCATTATTCTTACCCATAAAAAAAACCGCCCTTAGGCGGTGGCTAAACTCACAGGCAATATAGTATTACTTCTTAAAAGTTGCCTTATAAAGCTTTGAATTAAAGTAATCCGTAATTTCTTTACCTTCGTTTTGAATTTTTTCCTCATTTAAGGGTAAAAAATCTAATTCAAATTTCAAGCTCATATACTCTGGAATAAACTTCTTTATAGGCGGAGGTGGTTTAGGTCCACCTTCTGTAATTTTTTCGATTAATCCAGCTAACCATAAAATATACTCACCTTCTGAATTATGAGGAGGAATCAAACTAACATCTATTTTTACTTTACATTCATCTAATGGTCTACTAAACAATTCAACAAAATCAATAAAATTAAATTTTAATTTAAATTCTGTTCCCTCAATTTCTCTGCGTATACATGTCATAAGTAAGTTCATATTTTCAATACAGTCATGTGAAAACAATTCCTCATCTTTAATTTTGTTATAAATATTTTCCGCAAACATGAGATACTGTGGCATTTCAGCAGCTCCTCATTTTTATAAAGTATTTTTCTTAAGGTAGTCCTATTATAACAATGTTGCAACAAGAAATTTTCCATTTTTAGTTTAAGGAAATTTTAAAAATTATAAAAACGATTATATTCAATAAATTAGTACGAATAAAAGCTATGGAAGTTTGATCTTTCTATTGAGCTTTAAAATGGATTATTGTGTTTAAATCATCAATTTAAAAAGCTTGCCTAGTAGGCAAGCTCCCCCTTTTTGATATTTGCGCTGATCAATAAGGTTTAGTGTTACTTAAAGCAACACACTGATAATACTGAAATATTTAAAAATAAAAAAGCCCACTTCCTATTTTTATTCAGAAATGGACTTAGCGAAAAAAACGCTTAAACCTGAAATAGGAAATATCTATTCGGAAATATCTCCAACTTCATATTGGCATAATATTTAAGCACTAGCAATAGGGATTGAATTAAAAACATCAAATATTCATATTTAAATAGATAAAGATTTCTTTTTTTAAATGGTTTTATTTTTAGCCTACATAATTTTTTTAATTATCAAGACTTATAAAGAATATGTGCCCATCAATAGGTAATACTTAATAAGGTCTTATGTGCAGTAACCATTAGGCTCTAGAGAGTAAGAACTCAAACTGACTAAAAATAAAAAATAATTAATTTTCAATATTAATGATCATATACTGCAAAGTTATGTATATTCCAACTTCTCCATTGTTGAGTGCCTCATATAAGTCTTCATCAACGAAATCTCCAGATTCATCATATAGCCATTTATGAATTTGAATAATTTGTATATTCCCTTTTTTGTCTTTTCTTGCTATTGGGTCTATTACGGACCGAACTATCACCTTCTTCTTCGTCTTAACATCGAGCAATGTGATAATTGTCATTTTAAAATCCTTATAAATATCCTGTATAACAACTACTCTCAATCAATAAAGATTTTTATATTTAAATTACTTAAATAGCAATCTTTTCAATCTAAAAAATAAATAAAAAACACTTTAATAGTGTGTGCCTATTAGAAAAGATACCTTAAATATTCTACTAGCAATAAAAAACCGCTTTAAGGGCTGTTCATCTAAAATTCACAGGTACTTAATGAAGTTTTTTTTCTGTCTTTGCATCTTTCTGGGCTCACAAATTTTTCCAATAAAGTTAGTTAACCACAAAATACTTTCTTCACGATCTTCAAAATGAGGTATAAGGCTTAAATCTACTTTTATTTTGCGATCAGCTAAAGGCAAACTTAAACAATATTCAAAGTCTATTGAGCTGTACTTCAATTTGAGTTTTTTTTCTGCAGCTTGATTCTTTATCTCAGCCATAATGCGATTTAGATTAACAATCAAATTATTTGAAATTTTATTATTTTCATATACCCGTTCGTAAACTGTCTCAGCTACATCAATGTAATTTATTAGCTCTACATTCTTATTCATGACATTTGTACTCCGTTTTTTATAATTATCCGTCTAAAATAATGTTTATTTGAGTTACTAAATTCATCACGTACGTAAATATTGTTAAAGTTTTATCACTTATTTTTAATTTAAATATTTGAATTTATTTAATAATTTTATAATTTACTAATATTTATATACATCTTTGTTCTTAACACCCCTTTTTTTCTATCACTTGCCCATTGAGTTCACCACCCACACAGATATTCATTATAAGTACCAGTTTTTAATCAGACTGGACTATAGCACGAAAGACAACCGCCCGAAAAAGGAAGAAAATTTCTTAAACTATTTAGATAGCATATATGTCTGATTTTACTTGATCCCATAAATCAAGTATTTCATCTCTCATTTCGATTGGTTGTTTTCCAGAAATTATATAAAACGTTTTCACTTCTCCTTGGAAGTTTACTTGGGTTCTAAAGTATGACTCTGTTGGCCTTTGCATACCTGTTCTTGGTCCATACTGCTTTGGAATACTTTCTAACTTCAAATCTGACTCGTCTTTCGACAAGAATTGTCCATGATGGCGACCACCAATAAATAAAGTCATACTTTCACCTAAAAATAATTAATATTTACCAACATACTAAACATAAAATAAAAAAATAAAATTATTTTTATTTTTCAAATACTTAGTTCTAAATAGTAAATTATTTACTACCGAGAACTAAATCATCAAATTAATTAAAGAAAAAACCCCGCCAATAACTAGTATGTAGCGGGGCCATTTGCGCCGTAATACGTCCGGCAAGTAAACTCGCAAAGCGTCCTAAGCGAGTGGGGTTTTAAAATCAAAAAACCCGCTTCTAAAAAAGAAACGGGTCATAAAAACAAAAACTTTCAGCGCAGTATTTGTGACATATCATACAAATTAGAAGATGTATTTACAACATACTTTAAACTTAATTTTTTGATGCTCTCAAAATATCCAAAACTCGCTCAGACATTTCGTGCAAGTTGGATCCTATTGGAAGCCAAAAATGATAATTGATGTTGTCGCGGTTAAAAACTTGCTTGTAGTACTCAGAGCTAAATGAAGGATCTATATCAGAAGCTTTAAGCAATCTACCTTCTTTCTCTATCTTTTGCCCATCTAGTTCACCACCAACACAGATATTCATTTTAAGTACCAAATTCTAATTAGACTGGACTATAGCATAAATATAAACATGCTTAAGTGGGCATTCTTAAACGCTTAACATTTAGACAAGCATTCAATTTAGATGATTTATAATGTAACGACCATGTATTTAGGATGAAGACAGCTAATGTGTGGTGTAAATCTAACCATTAAATCAAAGGAACATTACTTAATGCAAAGAAAAGGGGCGCTTTTAACGATTGCACTGGTGGCGCTTGGTGCCCACCACCAGTACAACACAATATCAACTCTACAATTAATTAATATGGAGGTGACACAAACAAATAACTATCATTTCTAATAGAATTTCAGGTGGCGATGTTTGGCGACGAGCCACCTGATTTAATTTTAAATCATAATTGAAATCTAGCAAGTATAAAAACAAAAAGCCCATCAAACGATGAGCTTTAGATCAGTGAATTACTTATACTTCGTCCACTATATCAAAAATATGCCATAAAGCGTCTAGACAGTCAACAAGTCTAAATTATGCTTTTCTACTAATTGAGAAGCTTTTAAACGTTCAACGATTTTAATCATTAGATCATTGGCAGTTATAACGTCGATTCCTTCAAATGCTTTTAGTGTTAATTGCAATTTATTATTAATTACATTTGTAATTATTGATATTTTACCAAAATAATCAGGGTAGTATTTCAAAGTTTCATTAACTTTCTCCCGACTAACGCCTTCATATAGTTTTACAGTGTATGTTTTCATTTGAACCTCCATTTTGTCTTAATCTTTTATCATGACCTAATAAATAAAATCTAGCGCAACTCACCATAATTGCGACCTGAGCTTTAGATTGGTTTGTTTCTTGAGCAACCTTCAACAATCCTTTATTTTCAACCTTATTTTTAATTAAACAAATTAATGCAAACTTAGTTGTAAAATCTGTTTTATCAGAATTTAATAGACTTCGTAAAAGTGCTTGAATTTGATCCGCCTCATAATCACTGATCTCACATCGAATATAAGATTTACTTTTTTGTACTTCTTTGCCAGCTTCACGCATCAACCAGTAAATTTGATTGATATGAAGCCCATCTGGCAAATCACCCCCTTTCATTCTAACTGTTTCACACCATGCGCCAAACTGCTCTAACCAACCGTCAATAGTATATTTAGACCAATCCATTTGTTGTGTTTTTAAAACTGCACTCATTTTTCACCTACCAATTGCTCAATTTGTTTAATCGCCACGCCTGCTTTCACTTGCTCTGTGCTGAACCGTAAAACTGTAAAACCCATCATTGCTGCGGAGTTGTATTTCTCCATATCCCCTAAATAGCCCTTGCCTCTTGTGTGACGGCCTCCGCTCCAGATCCCGCCTTCTACCTCAATCAAAATCTTTGTACCCGTTATTAAAAAATCTGCTCTCCATTTGCGTTCAGGATGGAACTTATATTCCTGTTCAAAACTGATCTTGCATGCTTTTAAATGTGTTGCCAGAACCATTTCACCCACACTTGGTTGTCTGGCAACTTGCTTTGCTGAACGCCGCTTTTTATTTTTCTTTATCGGAAATAACTTGCGGTATTCAGCAATGCTGACTGATGACATCAAGCACCACCTTTCAGCAAATGGTCCAATTGATTAGCAAAGCAGTTATAAACTCGCGCTTTATCCTGATCACCTAAAAGGCTGGATGAATGAGCATCTTGTTTATACTTCTGAGCCAGTTTTTCAATTGACTCCCTTAGTTCAACCAGAGTGCTTTGCTTTTTACCGCTGAGTGGTTCAATTGAGCGCGATACGTGGTCAGCCATTTCTTTTTCCATATGATCGAAGTAACTTTGACGTGCTAAATCTCTCGACTTGATTAGCTCTGGTGAAATAAGCTTTTCCATTTCACGGCGTTGCGCTTCAATCCATTTACTGTCCATTATTTAAGCCCTCTACATTTAAAATCGCGCTCTGCAATTCATTCATCTTTTGAGTTATCAAAGCGCCTGTTCTTGGATACTTATTTCTTAATCCTCCATTCAGCATGAAATAACGCCTCATGTAAGCCTTTGCTTCTGGAAGACCACCATACGAATTAATTAATTGCTCAGCTTCACAGTGGTTGCATTTATGCATTTTCACTATCCCCGTATATTGATTCGTAATCGCGGATGTATCGCTTTAAATCTTTTATGTGCTTGTCTCTTTTGAATGGAGCTTCAAAGTAAAGCTTCTTGCATCTTTCAATGCCGCCCCATCTGCTTACATAACCCAAAGACTCCACCAGACGCTTGAGTTCAGAAAGGTCTACAAAATACTTTTCTCGATCAGCCTTGCTAATCTCTACACTTTGACCACATTGGAACTCGAAACCTTCATTCCATTCAGTTGCGTTAGAAGGTGCTGAATCTACGATTTCCTTCGCGTATTGCAGTCCTTTATCTCTAATCAATTTAGATGCTTTCATGCATTCGCCCCATCAATTAGCTGAAGAATATTTCTAGGGATTGGCATACCCTCCCGACGGCACATCTCTGCGTATTCGTGTGGATTATCGAAAGGATCAGGGCCCAACTCTTTTATAAGCTCAGGCTCTTTTTCTTTTGCCTCAAGTTTTTGAACTGGTGCAGGTTTACGACCATTGATTTTTAATCTTTCCATCAATGATTTGAGATGCTTTTGAGCCTCGTCATTGCTCACAGGAACGTGTTTAGGTTCTTTGTGTTCTAGTTGTAGCGGTGGAGCGTAAAACTCTTGCTGACGACCTTTCAATTGAGCTTTAGCCACCATCACGTTGTAGGTTCCGAAGAAATTATCTTGAGCTGCTCGCATTTGGCCGGCTTCGATCAAATACATCACTTCGTCTAATGCATATTTTGTAATTTGTGTAATAACCACGGTACTGTCAGTCGTAAACTTACATGCACGTGACCAAGCTTCCTCTGGAGACATCCAACTTTCACCAATACACCAGGTGCGAAACTCAGCAAATGACGGCATAAAACGTCCACCTGCTGTAAGTAATCGAGCAAGTGCGTTGTTAAATTGGTTTTGTTGAACGCCAACCAGTGTTTTAAGTGCGATTTGCTCAACCACTGACAGAGGAATTGCGCTTTCGCCTGTTGCTGGAAATTGCTTATTGAACTGAGCAGCGTAAACAGTGCGAAGAGATGCGATTAATTGACGCACTTCGTTCAAGGTAATCTCATGCATGACCTACCTCCTCAATCATTGGAAACTTTTTTGCTGGGGTTACATCCACGATTTGAGATTCGCTCTGTTCTTCAAAAAGATTAGCGAAGTAACCCGACTCTTGTGGTTTTTGACCAGCTGAATTGATTTGCTCTTGTTTCTTGCGGTTAGCAGCAACTTGTTTCTCGTTGTTTTGAACCCAAGAGAACCACTTAACCAACCAGATGCTTGGTGTATTCAATGAACTAGATTCGTTTGCAAAGTACCAGTCACCGAAATTTTGAATCATGGTTCTCAAGTCGATTTCAGGTACAGAAACAAATCTTTGTTGAGCAAGTGAGATGAAATCGTATTGAAACTCGCTGTATTCAGAAATGAATTCACGCATTGAGTAACGCTTGTGATCATCGATCTGATACTGAGCAAATTGGATTGGTGTAAATTGCGAATTTTCTTCACGCGCATTACTACTACTATCTATATATTGGTTATCGGTTAACGGTTTATGGTTAAGGTTTTTTTGGCTTTCACTTTCAGAACCCAAAATTAACCCACTGGGTTTTTGTGGGTTTTCAGAATTAACCGAGTCGCCTTCACTTTGGTTTTCTTTTGGTTTTTCCTTACGTGGACGCCCACCTTTCTTACCATTTTCACGATTTTTATCCCCTACTTTTTGATAAGCGGCGATTTCTGAATCACAACGTTTGTTGTGAAACCCGTCTTCCTCTTCCACAAAAAACTCTTGCAGCACAATTAATACTGCATCCCTTTCTTCTTGGGTATTTGCACGTAACCGACGAAAAACCGACTGGGTTTCTTTGGGTAATGGTTTTTCATTCAAATAATAGAAATCGAGAGCACGGCGATAAAAGCACTCTTCAACTGGGCTAAGGTGCGCTGTAGCAACCATAAAGTCGCTGATATGGTGGAGATATTTATACATCAGTGACTACTCCTAATTTTACAAGACCGCGCATTTCCAACTGACGAATAATTCTTGGAGGAATAAATTCGTTGTTGATTTTGTAGCGAATACGAGACTTTTCTTTCACCTGAATTAGTTTGTGCCCATCCTCCATGAGACGGCGAACTGCTATAGCCTGCCCCCCCATATGGGTTAATTCTTCAAGTTGATAAAATCTTTCCTGAGCCTCAATTGCGGCATTCATAACTGAAAGTGGCATAGCTGCTAATTCTTTAGCCGAATAGATCTTTACTGGTTGTTCCAGTGGAATTACCACCTCAAGCGGTGTGGTAGAAACGGAAATATCCTGTTTTCTTTTTGCTGCATATCTCACTTTTCACCATCCTTTGGCTTAACATAACCTCCAAAAGAATCAATCAAACACGCCTTGGTTAAGCTGGTTACAATCTGCTGTGCTAACCACTGCGTTATGCGAAATTGACGAGCCATAGCCTCTGAAAATTCAACTTTGGTTACCGCTGCATTATTTTCGTCATAACCTTTGTTGCGTAAATTTTGCTTTTTCACCTCAAACAGGTGCCCAAGTACTCGCAATGCAGGTTCATAAAAAGATTGGATTTCACTTTGCTGACGAGAAACTTTGATTTGCTGTGTAAAGCTGTTCATGACACCTCCGCTAATGCTTGCTCAGCGCTTGTTAGTCGGCGTTTGGCGTTAAGTTCAGCAACTGTTGCTGTTCGTATTTCTTTTGATGAAACCAGAAACAAATGATTTTGTGATTTGATAGTCCATAAACTAGTCAGGGTTTTATTTTTGACTTCAAACAAATCATTTGATTTAAAACTTCGACACTCTTTAGTAAGTACTACAACGTCACCCACTAAAAATTCTGGCTGGTTGCGTTCGGTTGTTTGATTTGATAAATTAGTTTTATTCATTTGATTCATCTCGACTGAATGCCTATAAACCACTCCTGTTTGCGCAGGTAGTGGTTTTTTAATATCCAAGTTTTTCCTTTTGACCACTGATTTCGTCATGAAATAGGTCATCAACTGTTTCTATACGGTTCATCCAACTTTTAGACATGACTAAAAGTGCAGCAACACGTTCCTTATCAATGCTCTGGTAATCTTTAGGAACGACTTTTAATCCAAGCAAACTCAATAGCTCGCAAAACATTTCAATCTCATTCAAACCATTGTTTTTCTTGTCTGTTTTAAGCCGAGTAATAGTGCTTGGATCAACCTTTAAATGTTCAGCAATCTCTTTTTGATTGCTTATATCAAGGCCATGCAATATGCGGGATACGCCATTTCTGGCACTTGCAGAAATATCAACTGATAATTTGCTCATCTTGTTACCTAAGCCACTTGTTTGGTTTTGCAATGCTTTTTCCAAAGCTTTTGTAATTTGGTTGCAATTTCATGCGATAAGCGTTTACCACATACCCCGCGCTCTAAATCACTAACGTAATTCTGTGAGCACCCGATCTCGGTACCAATTTGAGTTTGTGTTAAGCCCTTTTCACGCAAATCTGAAATCATGTTTGGCCATTGATTCATGCGAAGCTCCTATATTTTTAGGTGAATATATAGGTTTTCCGATATTTTAACAATAGCCAAAGCGATACTAATTTGTATCAGAATTCCGATATACGTATTTAAGGAAATACATATGGCTACTTTGGGTGAAAACTTAAAAGCAATACGAAAAGCAAAAAAGATGACTCAAAAAGAGTTAGCTCAGAAATCTGGTGTAAAACAATCTGTAATTTCTGATCTTGAAACAGGAAATGCCAAGTCGACAGGTTCAATACTTGAATTAGCAAATGCCCTTGGGGTTACAGCTGAAGAATTAAAAAAAGGTGTAGTTGGGGAACTTATTACCACCAACGTTGTGCCAGTTCAAGCTCGAATGGCACCCGTTTTATCTTGGGTACAAGCAGGTAATTTTACTAATGTTGAATCAGTAGATATGTCTCAAGTTACGGAATGGTTCCCTCTCCCAGATGATTGCGAAAAATGTTTTTATTTAAAAGTACGTGGCGTAAGTAATGAACCCGATTTTGTAGAAGGTGATTATATTGTTGTAGATCCGACAGTATATTATTCAGATATGCAATCTGGAGATATCATTGTCGTCCGTAAAGACAAAGATGCTACTTTCAAAAAACTGGTTATTGAATCTGATGGAACAAGGTATCTAAAAGCGATTAACCCAAATTTTCATCCCAATATCATTCCAATTGACGAAGATTGCTATTTTATTGGTCAAGTAATAGATTCATTGAGATATACATACCGTGGAAAACGAAGAGTAAGAAAGAGTTAAGATGAAAGTTTTTAAAATAATTTTGTTATTGCCAGTCTTAGTTTTAACTGGATGTTCAGACACTATTAGCCGAGCTGAACATGATGCTATCGTGTATGAGAAAGATCAGAAAATTGCTGAATTAGAAGAGCATATTGCTGAGTTAGAAGCTAAACTAGAGGAAGTAAACAATCAATTTGAGCGCTTTGAAAATGAAAAGTGGCGTGACGTCGTTCCAGATGTGGATAATGCTCTTGATGACTTAAATAGTGAAGTTGAAAATAATCCTTCATCAAACTACTAACAGTGCTAGACCATAAATATCAATTAAATAATTTTAATTAATCCCCCCTTGTTAAAGTGATTTTTGTGTTTCAAGAGATCAATATCGGAATACCAGTAAAAATATCGGAATAACTATTGACTACAAATATCGGAAATGCGATATTTGTCTCGTAGACAACAAAAAAGCACACCGCCCCTCCCCAGGTCCGATGTGCTTTTGCAAAACTGCGAGATCAATTATGAACGTAAAAGCTCCTCCTTTCAACTCATTTGCATTTGTCAGCATGGCTGCTCTTGCAATCTCTGGTGGTTCTTTAGTTGCTTGCCAATTGCAACCAGCTTTCCAAACAAAAGAAGCTCCTTCTCTATTTACCCCTAAGACTCAACCAAGTACTTACGGTGTTTTAACCGCAAAAATCACAGGTAAACATTCTGGCGTTGCCGTCATCAAATTAGATAGCTTCCGTTTAAATGTGAGCTTTGATTTTGAAGCCCATCCTGACAGCTACGGCGTTCCGGGTTCTGAATTCACCGCTGTTGATATTACACAACTCACAGTAAATGAAATCACTGATGTTAATGGTAAGTCATATAACGATTTCACCGAATTTGAAGACATCCGAAACATCAATGGCCTTCTAAAAGGCTTCATCGAACGTAACAAGTTGGTGGAGGCTTAAAGATGACTAATTTCAAAAAACACCCTGACGGCTACAAGTCATTTTTAGGCCGTGACGACCAAGGTCTTTATTCCGTACGTATTAAGTGGGCTATCTATGCTGCAAACGCTAACGGCTCAGTACTTTACGAAATTAAAGATGGCTTTAAAAAACCGCTTAATGTTGAGCAATTTAAAGCTAAGGAACCAAAGGTTTTCGCTTCTCTTATGCAAGAAATCGATTTCCAACGCAGAAAGCAGCTCGCAATAAAACTACGTGAAACAAATATCCCTACTTATGACCGCAAGGCTTACAAGCAAAAACGTGGCTTCACCGGCTCTAGATGAGGATTAGAAAAATGACAACTGAAAACTCAAAAGACAACTTACATATCTGGAATGCAGTTAAGCAAACGCCTACCAATTTTCTTAAAAAAATTGAGTTTGGTTATTTAAAAGGTAAATCAGATATTAACCCTCAATGGCGATTAATGGCTATGACTCAGGCCTTTGGACCTGTTGGTCATGGCTGGACTTATAGACATGTACGTTTATGGTCTGAAACCGCGCCAGATGGAACCATTATGGCTTTTGCTGAAGTAGCAGTTAAAACCAAGATTGATGGTGTTTGGGGTGAGGAATTTTTTGGCAACGGCGGTTCAGCAATTGTTGAAGTTCAAAAAGGCAAATTAGTAGCGATTGATGAAGGCTATAAAAAGGCCGTTACTGATGCTCTTGGTGTAGCGTTTAAAGCTATTGGTGTGGCAGCTGATGTTTACCTCGGTAATTTTGATGGTAGTAAATATCTATACAACTATGACTATGCATATCTAGAGCAAAATGCCTCAACCCCAGCAGGTCAAAATTCAAACCAGAATAACCAGACAACTGCTCAGGGTGGTAACCAGAAGCCACCTCGTACTCAGGACCAACTATATCAAGATGCTTTAAAAGCAATTAAAGATGCTCCAGACACTAACATCTTAAATGCTGCAATTAAGAAGTTTAAAGGTACTACATATGAGGCGGGTATCAATAGAGCATGCCAAGCACGTGCCGATCAGATGGGTTGGGTCCCTAAAAACAATCCTCAGCAAGTTCAACAACAACAGTCGTTACATCACTAAAAGGAGAGCTTTTCATGTCTAATTTATTAACTGCAGCTGAAGCATTTGCAGCTCTTCAAAAAGGTAAAACTGTTCTATGCCGTCCTATTGGAGACGTGTTTGACTTTTCTGACTTAGATCAATTCCCCGCTTCTGTTTTTGGTAAACCGGGTTTTGAATTCTGCATCAAAATCGAAACTATTGAACTGGCTGGGATTACTTTCACAAAGCCATTAACTATTGATGAGTATGAAGAAGGACAGGATGTTTTTGTAATTACTACATATTCGCCTTCAATTTACATCGTGAATTTTAAAACCACCGCATTAATTGAATCTATTAATAGTGGTTTTGTTCAACGTGATGCCGAAAACGCCAAGCTTCAATTAAAAGCATTTTCAAAAGCACTCGGTATTGAAATCAACAATGATTTAAGTGTTATTCGTCTTGGTGAGGAACCTAAAAAACAGAGAGGCAAAAAATCAAAAGCAGAAAAGCCTAGTGACGTTATTTCTGCAGAAACTCAACCAACGATTGTTATTACCAAACAAACAAATGTCACCACATCTGAGGATCTGTTAGTTCCAGAAACTAACGAGCCTAAAGTAGATCCTGAATACCAGAAGGCATTAGATGCTCTTCTTCAGCGTGTAAAAGAATCAAAAACACCTGCAGAAGTAAATGCGGTTTATCGTTATACCCGCACATGGGATGACGAACAAATGAAGCCTATCCTTCTCGCCACTCACAAACGTCTTGAAGAGCTAGAAAAAGAAAAGGCATCTGCTAATGAGCCACCCTCTTTAATGGTTCAAATCCAAACTGCACCAGACCTTACAACGCTAGATGCTTTGGAAATAGACGTGGCTGCACGAGATCCGCAGATTCAACCGAAGCTAATGGGGTATGTGAGAAAACGCCGCTATGAATTAGAGAATCCTACACCTACTCAACAAGAATCTACCCCTGATTATTTATTAGTGGACGGTTTCTAACATGAAAGATCAGTACAAGAAAGTGAGCCAAAAACACATGCTTGGTTTTATGTACTACTTGCAATTGCTGGGCTATGTAATAGTCCGGCAAGGCATGGATCAAGCAATGTTTCTAACCAAGCATTATGCGGTACCAGTCGCTTGGCGCCGCATAACGATCGACTATCACAACCGATTAAACAAACCTGCCCAGCAGCTTTATAGAGAGTTTGTTGAGTGGACTAAAGAAGAATATGCAGAGATGGTGGCTTAAATGACAGGTAATGAACGTATCCCTTTTGAATCACAATTCAAAACTACAGAAATTTTTAAACGTGAAAGTGCTATTCGTAAAAATGACATCCTAGCATTCAGTGAAACAATGAATGGCTATTTCAATATTGTAACTAATGATGCTTGGCAGTTATGGAATAAAGCCAAAGCCGAGACGGTGCCAGATACTCCCACCCCTAGTGTCACTCTAACTTGCGCTGAACTAAAAGAAGCCTTTGATTTTGGTGCGCCAGATGGGGAAAAAGATCAATTCCAGATGGAAACTGAAATGACCATCAAATGGCTCCAAGATGGTTATGACGGTGAAGGATACTACTGTTGGTATGCTGATTTACCTGAGGAAGGTTGCATTAAGTTGGGTGTTAGCGAATCGGGAGCTGAAGGATGAGTGAATCAACTTTATGGGCGGTTGCAATGCGACCTGAAGGTTACAGCCCTTTTAAGCAAACGCCAGCAGCTTCAAAAGAGATAGCTGAGCGAGCTGTTGAGCGTTATAGAAAAATGCATGAAAAGGAAGGCAACAACTTTTTCTTAGAAATTTTTGATGATGTTATCAAAGTTCAGAAATGGCACGGTTCCCGCAAAGATCATATTAAAAATCTATTTTATGTTGAGAGTTGGTTTAGTGAACCTATGTACCAATGCTTTGATTTGAAGACAGCTGAACGTGTTTTTAAATTTGATGAAATAGTAATTTGCTACAAGAAAGGCTCTGCCCCTCTTGTAACCAAAAGCTTTGATGAAGCAAAACTATTTTATGGATCTAGTGAGACGGGTTTTAAATATCAGATCCAGCCAATAGAACCACCTGAAAACCTTTTCAATTGGTTTCATCCAGATATTGAATTGTTTGACACCATTGAAGAAGGAGCTGAAGCCTATACAAGAGAACAGTGGGCACAACTTCAAATGAATCTTAGAGTTGAAATTGAAACTCAACTATTAGATTACGATGAAATACCAAATATACCGGAAGATGCAGTAGTTTGGCCAAACTGGAAGCCAGAACCGCCAGAACAAGGACTCTTTTTAATTGCAGCATTTGATTCAGAAGATGGCCCTGTACTTTGGTGGGCAAATCCTAAAGCGGAAAGTAAGGAGAAATAAATGTCACGTTTAACTAAATTAGATCGTATGACTCATGCAGAAAAAGAGGCTGCTAAGAAGGAATTTTGGGAAGCTGCTGATAATCAAACTTTTCCACCTGAAACAGTAGCTATTGTTATGCACGTATCCTTACCGTGGTTGCAGAAGAAAAGATGTGAAGGTGGCGGCATTCCATTCTCTAAACCTCATAAACGACAAGTAAATTATATGAAGTCTGATGTTTTGGCTTATATTGAACAAAACAAAATGGCACATACAGCATAAGCGGCTAAGTGCCGCTTTTTTAATCACCAAAAATAGACCTTTAATAGACTTAAACTTGAAAAATAGACCGTATTTATCAAAATAGACCATTAATAGACTATTTTTGTATTGCTAAAGATTGTGTAATATTGCATTGTATTGCTTTAATATAAATTATTAAAAATATTGATTTTTTAATATCGCTAGGTATTGCTTAATATTGCAATGTATTGCTAGAATTGAGAAAGACCCGCTGAACTTTAGGGTTCAAGGGTAACGACATGCAGCGGCATCTTCGGAGCATTTATTTTTAAATAAATACATATAAATTCGAATTTTATTTTCAAATTAAAATACCTAGACAGACCTGTCAGTATATTTTTTATTCTCTTAACTAATTAGTTGTTCTTAACAATTAAATACTCATTATTTTTTTAATTATTATTCATTTCTACGTAAACATTCATCATACCACCCTGCTTGAAAATCTTCAATTGCTTGGCGTTTAAAGAAACTTGTCTTAAATACTTTGGCAGCATAAGCTGAGCTAATTAAGTCTTGATAAAGCTGCTTGGCTTTTTCATCTGCTAACCCATCGGCAATTTGTTGTAAATCTTGTGCTGGTACTTTTTGCTGTCGTGCTTCCATCACGTTATAAGCAACCTTTTTTACGATATTACAAATATCTGGGTCAGCTGTACTTTCATTAGCATAGCAACTGGTGGCAATAAAACTTAATAATAATATTTTAAATTTCATATCCCTATCCTATTATTCATCTTCCGTTCTTAAAAAAGTAATAGATGAGAAGACCTATTCCTTTCAAAATGTTCATGCAGGATTAATTACATAAAAATAAATGATCATGACCACAAGCAAGATGGAAGCAAGTGTTAAATAGGTGCCGACTGTATTAAAACTCTGTAAAAATTTTAAGATCTGCATTTCAAATCCAGAGAAAAGTTGAAGTAATTAACAGAAGAAATTTAGCACAACTAAATAATGCCAATCAATTCACACTTTTAAATTTTTAACGTGATTTAATTCAAATA